ACGAAGTGGACGGGTAATACTATACCGTCCACTTCGTTACAGAATGGCTAACAGTACAGTTCGCCGATTCGTTTTCACGTGGAATAATTATTGTGACGAAGACTTCGTGAAAAGTTGCAATTATATTAAAGAATTTTGCAAATATGGCATCGTTGGAAAGGAACTCTGCCCGACAACCGGCACCAGACATCTTCAAGGTTTTTGTAATCTTATTAAACCCACGCGCTTCAGTACGATCAAACAGCGTCTCCATAACACAATCCATATTGAGAAGGCAAATGGATCCGACGAACAAAACCAAAACTACTGTAAAAAATCAGGCGATTTTTTTGAAGAGGGTAACCCTGTCACCCAAGGGCAACGCACGGACCTTAAACTTCTGGTGGCTGACATTAACGAACAAGGTATCACCAACATTAAAGATATCGCATCCAGACATCCTACAGCATTTATCAAATACCACAGAGGCATCGATACTTATCTCAAACTCACTCATCCCATTCAACCAAGAAATTACAAAACATGGGTATACTACTATTGGGGACCACCTGGCTCTGGCAAAAGCAAACGGGCACTAGAAGAAGCGCAATCAATAAACAAAGACAGCATATACTACAAGCCACGAGGACTTTGGTGGGACGGCTACAAACAACAAGAAAACGTCATAGTAGACGACTTCTACGGTTGGATCAAGTATGACGAACTCCTAAAAATATGCGACCGCTACCCATACAAGGTTCAAATAAAAGGGGGATTCGAAGAATTTACAAGCACACGAATTTGGTTTACATCAAACGTAGACACAGATTTATTATATAAATTCGACAATTACAATGTAGCAGCATTCGAAAGAAGAATTACATGTAAAATAAACATTGTATAATTACACTCCAAATATATTTTGATTATTAAATGTAACATATGCGTCAACAATTATTGTAAACTTAGACATCCCTGCCTCAAATGACGGATCTCCTTGAAACGCAACTAATCCTCCAAAAATAGTTGGATATGTAGATTCCGTTGTAAAATTGCGTGATATTACAGGTTTCCATAAATAGCTGTTCACGAAAGTTTTATTTTCCTGTCCTGCGGTATACCCAGGTTGACAAATGTTCGGCACCCACATCTGTCGACCAGGACGAACTTGTGACCTTATTTTAGCACGATCAATAGACGTATAAGCATCCCAATCTGCACTCAATGTTTCAGGCCGATGCCACGGAACGATACAATACAACGGAACAGACGATGTTGAGTTATTAGCAACATTTTGCCATGGAATCACACGTATAACAAATTTCCTGAAGGTGCATGACTCGAAGTTGTGAATAAGCCTATTAAACTCCTTAAAATCAGTAGGAGAAAACGCCCCATTCCATACACTTGTGCCTTTATGATTAACAGTCTCCACAGAAACTCTTGTAAGCTTCGCATGCATCGAGCCACGACCAAGCGGCTTAACAACACGCCTTCGAAATATACGACGTCTCCTCCTTAGCAACAGAGGCCTCCGCCGCCTACCCACTCGATATCTCCTACGTCTGTATGCCATGACTCACCGTCTACAAATGCGAGAGTCGGAGGCGTGGGGGCTCGCTACCGCTCGCCCGCACGTGGCCTGTGTGCGTGAACAGACATGCTAAATGGGTGGTCCCCCCGGCTACCGCCGGGGGGGGACGGATGGAGGGTCGAGGAGCGCGTGGGGGAAACCGGTTTGACGAGTTACAATGTGCCGGTT